ATGAGACGCGGATCCCGCGGGAGTGCTGGCACCCTGCGCCGACTGGGCCCCAAGGCCCCGCGCCGTCGCGCTCCCCAGCGCCTGTGCCACGTAGTGAGCCGGGGCGAGTACCTGGCCGCCGTGGACCCGGAGCGGCAGCCCGTGCTGACGGAGGACCCCGCCAAGGCGCTGCGGATGCCGGCGGAGGTGGCCAGGCAGGCGGCCCTGGGCATGCACGACCTGGGGTTGGACGCTGAGGTGGTGCCGGCGGGAGGGATGGCCGGATGAGCAAGTCGCCCTCCAAGGGGTGGTATGGGTCTCCGACCGATCACGATACCGGGACCCGGCTCCGCAAGGAGCAGGGCTACCGGCGCGTCTCGGCGGCGATCCGGCGCTCCTTCGAGATGTCGGTCAGCCCGAGGGACCGCGAGCCCGGGCCACTGCGCCGGGTCTATCACCGTGGAGGAGGAGGGCATGGGTGATGCGATGGTCGCCTGGGTGGACTGGATGGTCAAGGCCTTGCTCGGGCTCCTGGGAGCGGTGCTGGCCTGGCTGTGGAAAGACACCCGCAGCCAGATCGCGGAGATGAGGGGACGCGTGGAGGCCCAAGACAAGACACTGGCGGTGCTACAGAGCACGGTGGACGGCCGGCAGGCCCTGATGTTGGAAAAGATCGAGGGCATCGAAAAGAAGTTCGAGGGGGTATCGCGTACCCTGACCACGATGAACGAGACCCTGATTCAGTTGCGCATCGAGAAACGAAAGGACGGATAGGCCATGTCCAGCGAGCAGCCCACCAAGACCGGTCTGGGCATCGACAAGATCGGCTGGAAGAAGATCGGGAAGGGCGCCATCATCGCCCTGGCCGGGGCCGGCATCGGCAGCGCCACCGGCCCCGAGGTGATTGATATCGCCATCGAGCAGGGCTGGCTCAACGCCGACATGCCCCTCGCGCAGCCCAAGACCTACGGTGCCCTGGTGGCCATCTGCGGGGCGTTCTGGTCGGTCCTGGTCCAGATGTCCCACAAGTTCCTTGGCAGTTTCCCGGCAGCCCAGGACGACGCGGCGGAGCACGGGTAATGAGCCAGAGCGTCAAAGCCAGAAGCCGGGTCTGGTCCCTGGTTCTGTCGGCCCTGACCTGCATCAGCGGCATCTCCTGGGGCGTGGATCTGCACCTGGGGGACCAGGATATCATCGCCGCCGACGGGGGGGGCGCCAACGTCCTGGCCGCCGGCAAGGGCGAGGACCTGCTGTGCGGGGACATGCCCGACCGCTACCCGTGGCCGACCTCCCCGAACACCCTCACCGTCGAGGTGGTCGCTGCCCAGGATACCGGCTGGGTGGTGGTCGAAGGCCTCGACGCCTCCGGCACCGAGGACGCCGATTCGGTGCGCAGTACCGGGGCCGGCCTCTACTCGATACCCGGCACCTGGTGGCGGGTCAACCTCGCCCGGCTCAGGTCCGACTCGACCAACACGGCCACCATCAACGTCCTGGCCGGCAGCACGGTCCTGGCCACCATTCCCCCCCGCCACCGCCGTTCCTGTGCGGACCACTACACCGTGCCGGCGGACAAGCGGCAGGTGATCCCCAAGGCGTGGCGGGTGACTCCGGTGCCGACCTCGGCCAGTGCGGACTCGCAGGCGGTGGGGGTGGCCGCGGTAGTGGGCCGGCCCCGCGGGGGCGCCTGGGAGATCCTGGACCGGGCGACCTGGAGCACCCGCACGGGGAAGTGAGGTTCGTCTACCCGCCCACCCAGTGGGATCTGGGACCCTTGGCGGACCTGGTGGTCCCTGCCGGTAGCACCGGGGCGAGCACTCTTGTCGAAAGCCGGATGCAGTTCGAGACCAGGTAGGAGCCACCCCGCCGGCTGCAAGTGGCAGAGATGGCTGACAGATCGGAGCACTGGGAGCATGGCAAACCGCACAAGACGCACAGCCAAAAAGGACGAAAAGCTCTTCGCTGCCCTAGCTGCCGGCGAAACGGTGGGGATTGCCTGCAAGGCTGCCGGCTACTCGCGCCGGTCAGTGTACGAGTACCGCAGTGAGGATGAGGAGTTTGCCCGGCGCTGGCAGGAGGCGGACGACGAGGCGGTCGAGTTGATGGAGGCGGAGGCGGATCGCCGCGCCACCAAGGGGACCCTCAAGCCGGTGTTCTACCTGGGGGTGAAGTGTGGGGAGATCCGGGAATTCTCCGACACGCTGTTGATCTTCCGACTCAAGGCCAAGCGCCCCGACCTATACCGCGAGCGAGCCAGTATCGACCACTCGGGACAGATCGCCACCAGCGGCGTGCTGGTGGTTCCCGGTATGGTCTCGGCAGAGGAATGGCAAGAGCAGCACCGGGAGCGCGAGGACGCCGGCAAGGACCCCGAAAGGTCGTAGTCTGGCGGCCCCAGCCGGGCGGGCAGCACCTGTTCCTGTCCTGCCCCTTCTTCGAGAGTCTGTTCGAGGGCACGCGCGGGGCGGCCAAGACCGATGCCCTGTTGATGGACTTCGCCCAGCACTGCGGGCAGGGCTTCGGGGTCCACTGGCGAGGCATCCTGTTCCGGCAGACGTACCCGCAGCTGGCCGACGTAGTGGCCAGGACCAAGCGGTGGTTCCATCGGATTTTTCCGGGGATTCAGTTCAACGAGCAGTCCTATACCTGGAAATGGCCGACCGGCGAGGAGTTGCTCCTGCGCCATATGCGGGTGCCGGCCGACTACTGGAACTATCACGGCCATGAGTACCCCTGGATCGGCTGGGACGAGCTGACCAACTGGGCGACCCTGGAGTGTTATGACGCGATGAAAGCCTGTAGCCGCTCCTCCTACGCCGGGATGCCGCGCAAGTATCGCGCGACGGCCAACCCCTATGGTCGTGGCCACAACGCCGTCAAGGCCAGATTCATCGACCCGGCGCCGGCGGGGATCCCTATCGCCGATTCGGCGGGCCTCCTGCGGGTGCGGGTGCATGGCCATTGGCGAGAGAATCTGATGTTGCTGGCTGCCGATCCGGAGTATCCGGCAAAACTGCAGGCCGACGCCAATGAGATGCGTCGGCGGGCCTGGAAAGACGCCGACTGGGATATCGTCGCCGGCGGGATGTTCGACGACGTCTGGGACCCGGCGGTGCATGTGCTCGCCCCCTTCGAACCACCTTCGACCTGGTATCTGGATCGCTCCTTCGACTGGGGCAGCTCGAAACCCTTTTCGGTGGGCTGGTGGGCAGAGTCGGACGGCACCGAGGCGACGATGCGTGATGGCACCCGGCGCACCTTTCCCCGGGGGACCCTCTTCCGCCTCGCCGAGTGGTATGGCTGGAACGGCCAGCCAAACGAAGGCCTGCGGCTGACCGACAGCGAGGTGGGGCGGGGTACCGCCCAGCGGGAAAAGGAGATGGCCTGGGGAGGTCGAGTGCGACCCGGCCCCGCCGATGCCAGCATCTTCGATCAGGTCAATGACGACTCCCCGGCAGCCGAGCACGAGCGCAACGGGATCTCCTGGGAGCGGGCAGACAAGTCTCCGGGTAGTCGGGTGCGGGGCTGGGAGGTGCTGCGCCGGCGCCTGCAGGCCAGCAAGGCGCGGCCTATGGAAGAGCCAGGGTTGTTCGTCTTCGAGACCTGCCGGCAGTGGCTGCGCACGGTGCCGACGCTGGTGCGCGATGAGAAGAATCCGGACGACGTGGACACCGAGTCGGAAGATCATGCCGCCGACGAGACGCGCTACCGCCTGCTGACCAGCGGCGGTGGAGCCGGCTCCAGCGAGGTGAGGCTGTAGAATGTCCAAGGCAGACGTTGCGACCCCCTCCCTGGCCTACACCCAGATGGCCGGCCGCTGGCAGCTGCCCTCGGCGTTGATGGGGGGCACCCTGGCGATGCGGGCTGCTGGCACCACCTATCTGCCCAAGATGCCCAAGGAGGACGAGTCTGCCTACCGGGATCGGCTCAACTCGAGCACGCTCTTCAACGGCTATGGGCGAACGGTGCGCCTGCTGGCGGGCCGGCCTTTCTCCCGGCCGGTGGTGGTGGAAGAGGCTCCCGATGAGCTGGCGCAGCTGGTCGCCGATGTCGATCTGGCCGGCCGAGACCTGACGGCGTTCTCACGAGACCTGCTGACGGACATGGTGACCTACGGCAAGGCCCACATCCTGGTCGACTGTCCCGAGCAGCCCAATCCGGATCAGCCGGCCAACCTGGCCCAGGAGCGGCAGCTGAAGCTGCGGCCATACTTCGTCCAGGTCTCGCCCGAGGCGCTCATCGGCTGGCAGGGGCAGCGGGTGGGCGGGAGCGAGCAGCTCCAGCAGATCCGGATCAGGGAGACCACGGTGGAGCAGGAGGGCGAGTGGGGGGAAAAGGCGGTCGAGCGGGTGCGGGTGATCTATCCCGATCGGTTCGACCTCTACCGCTACGACGGCAAGACCTGGGCCCAGGAGAAGGCCGGCACGCCGATGACGCTGGGCAAGGTGGCATTGGTGACCATCTACGGGATGCGTACCGGGTTTCTGACCAGCAAGCCGCCCCTCGAGGACCTGGCCTTCCTCAACCTGCGGCACTGGCAGTCCCAGTCGGACCAGGACAACATCCTGCACGTGGTGCGGGTGCCGCTGCTCTTCTTCGCTGGCTTCAGTGAGAAGGACCTGGGAGTGATCACCATCGGGCCAAACCGGGCGATTCACCACCAAAAGCCCGATGCCAGGGTGCAGTTTGTCGAGCACACCGGGGCCGGCATCGCCGCCGGGCGCCAGGATCTCTTGGACTTGGAGGCGCGCATGGCAGTGATGGGGGCGGACCTGTTGGTGCGCCGGCCCGGCAACGAGACCGCCACCGCCAAAGCCATCGACACCGCCGAGAGCGTCAGCGATCTGCAGGCGATGGTGCGCAATCTGGAGGCCGGGCTGGAGCAGGCCTTTGGGCTGGCCGCCGACTGGTCGGACCTGCGGGACACCCGGGTGCAGGTGGATATCAACCAGGACTTCGGGCTGAGCCTGGGGGAGGCCGGTGATCTGGATCAGCTCCTGAAGGCCCGTCTGGCCCGCCAGATCACCCAGGAGACTTATCTCAAGGAGCTGAAGCGGCGCGGGGTGCTGGGCGACCAGGTCGACATCGAGGCGGAGATCGCCGGAGTGCAGACGGAGGGCGTCCTATGAGCACCCCCCCGAAAATCAGCCGGCCTCAGACGGTGAATGAGGGTTTGCTCCAGCGCAGTGTCCGCCACCAGATGCTGCTCCAGCGGGTGGGCAACCGGGAGGCGGCTCGGATTCGCAAGCTGCTGGCCCAAGCCCATGGGGATGTGCTGGTCCAGCTGGAGCGCCGGCTGTCCCTGATCACCCAACGGGGGTATGACCTGGGACCGGCGACCACCCAGCGCCTGCAGGACTTGGCCACGGGCCTGGGGGAGATGATGTCGCCGGTGATGAAGCAGGCGCAGCTGGACCTCCAGCGCAATCTCACCGATCTGGCCCACCAGGAGGCCAGCTTCCAGGCTGGACTGATACAGACCCTGGCTCCGGTGCCAGTGGAGGTGGTGTTGCCAGCAATCGCGACGCTTCAGGCGGTGGTTACCGCCCGCCCCTTCGCCGGCAAGCTTCTGAGCGAATGGTTCGACGAGCTGGGCCGCCGGCAGCAGAGCGGGGTGTTACAGTCGGTGCGCCTGGGCATTGTCGAGGGGGAGACGGTTCCCCAGATCGCCCGCCGGCTCCAAGGGGAAGTCTTGGATCTGACCCGGCGGGGGGCCGAGGCGGTGGCGCGCACCGCAGTCAACCACGTCTCGACCCATGCCCGCGAGGCCACCTTTGCCGCCAACCAGGACCTGATCAGTGGAGTGCAGTGGGTCAGCACCCTGGACAGTCGCACCTGTGCCGAGTGTCAGGCATTGGATGGCCAGGTGTTCGGGGTGAACGAGGGCCGGCGGCCCCCAGCCCACGTCAACTGCCGCTGCACCACAACCCCGGTCCTGCGCTCCTGGCGGGCGTTGGGCCTCAACTTGGCCCGGGCCCCGGAAGGCACCCGCGCCAGCATGGACGGCCAGGTGCCTGAGAGCCTGACCTACAACGCCTGGCTGCGAGGCCGCGTCCAGGCCGGCGACCTGGGCACGGTGGAGGACGCCCTGGGCAAGACCCGGGCCAAACTCTTCGCCGCCGGCCGCCTCAAGGTGGAGCAGTTTGTCGACCAGCAAGGAAGGACGCTGACCGTGCAGCAGCTGCAGGCCAAGGAAGCGGAGGTGTTCAAGCAGTTGAGACTCTCCTGAGGACCCCGGTGCCGGCGGCGAGTCTGCCGGTTGCCCCAGGCCCTCGGCTTCATCCCCTGGCGGCGAGTCCCCAGGGACCACCCAAATCGCGGCGAGTCCGCGTCTCACCCGAAGGGGAGGCAATCGCAATGGCGTTCAAGGCGGTGTACGACAGTGAGCAGGAAATTCCCGAGGAGCTGCGGCCCCACTTCGGCAAAGGCGAGGACAGCAAGCTGCGTCCCGAAATCGAAGCGGTGGGCGGTTGGGCCTTGGAGGACGTGGCCGGTCTCAAGTCGGCGCTGGGCAAGCAGACGGATCGGGCAGATACGGCCGAGACCATCCTGAAGAAATTCGAAGGGCTGGATCCGGCCGGGGCCCGGGACGCGCTGAAGAAGGTCGCGGAGATGGCCAACTTCAAGCCGGAAGAGAAGATCGCTGAGGGGATCAAGGTGCGGGAGCAGCAGCTGGTGGAACGGCACGGCGAGGACTTGCGCCGCCTCCAGACGGTCAACGACAAGCTGGCCGAGCAGGTGCGCACGCTGTTGGTGGACAACCTGGCCACCCAGGCGATCATCAGCGAAGGCGGTGACCCCGAGGTACTCACCCCGCACGTCAAGGCGCGCATCCGCCTGGATCGCCAGGAAGATGGCACCTTCAAGCGGGTGGTGCTCGACGCCAGCGGCAACCCCGGGATCGCCGACGCGCAAGGCAACCCGTTGGAGGTCCGGCACGTGATCCACGAGCTGAAAACCAAGCCCAACTTCGCCCCCGCCTTCAAGGGGTCGGGAAACTCGGGCAGCGGCTCCCCGGCCCAGCAGGCCAGTGGGGCGGGTGGGGCGTTCGTGCTGACGACCACGGAGGCCAAGAACCCGCAGCGCTACCAGCAGGTCAAGGCCGCCGCCGAGAAGGTAGGCCAGAGTGTGACCATCATCGAAGGATAGACCAACGCGCCGACCGGCGATAGCCGGGCGGCAAGCCAAGAAGGAGGAACTGTACGATGAGCAATGCCCTGGGGGTGTACAACCCTGTCTTCTATGCCAACGAGGCGCTGATCCACCTGGAAAAAGCCCTCGGGATGGCGGCCCGGGTACACCGGGGGTACGAGCAGGAACGGCTGGCCCATCAGATGGGCGACATCATCAATATCCGTCGGCCTTCCACCTTCACCGCCCAGGCGGCCCCGTCCTCGGCCCAGGACCTGGCCACCGAGACGGTCAGCATCGGGCTGAACAACTGGCAGGAGGTGAAGTTCGCCCTCACCGACCAGGAACTGGCCTACACCGAGAAGAACGGGGGTCAGGTGCGCATCATCAACGACCACATCCGGCCGGCCGCCTATGCCCTGGCCGACAAGATCGATCAGGACGGCAATGCGCTCTACGCGGATATCCCCTGGTACGCCGATGCCCAGGGCAGCCCTTCGCTGTTGGACCTCACCGGACCCTATCAGGCGCTGTTCGACAACCAGGTCCCCATGTCCGAAGGGATGCTCCACTTGGAGGTCAACGGGGCCCAGCAGGGGCTGTTCCAGCAACTGCCGGCCTTCCACGATGCCTCGGTGCGGGGGGTGGGCCTGACCGAGACCCTGCGGCGGGGCTCCCTGGGAGTGACCATGGGGCTGGAGGTGTTCGCCAACCAGAATGTCCGCACCCACACCAAGGGCACCCTCAGCGACCCCACTCCGGCCCTGGTGGGAGCCCATGCCAAGGGTGCCACCAGTGTGACGATGGATGACACCACGCTGACTGGCACCCTGCAGAAGGGGGATACCTTCGTCCTCGCCGGCAACAGCCAGCGCTATGCCGTGACCGCCAATGCCACCGCCGGGGGCAATGCGATCACCGCCAGCATCACCCCGGCGTTGGTCCAGGCCTACGACGACAACGCGGCGGTGACCGTCAATCTGGACAACCACGTGGCGATGTTGGCCTTCCACCGCAACGCCTTCGCCTTTGCCTCGGCCCCCTTGCCGGACACCATCCCGGCGCAGTTGGGGGCACAGGTGGCTACGGTGACGGATCCCAATACCGGGTTGTCCATCCGCAGCCGGATGTTCTACCTCGGCGACTCATCCAAGGTGGTGGTGGCCCTGGACGTGCTTTACGGCTGGAAGACCCTCGATCCCAACCTGGCCGCCCGCCTGCGCGGGTGAGCCTGATCTGAGTACTGGCCTGGGGAGGTGTGCCCTCCCCAGGCCCTCTCAGGAAATAGGTCCCTGCAGACCGAGCGGCTGGAGGAAGGCCTGCCGGGCCGTTCTCCCAGGGGCACCCAATGCACCTCAACCCGAACAAGGAGGAAAAGGAAATGGCAGCGTTGCCGACCACCAGGATCAAGAACCCCAAAGGGGAGGGCTTCATCCTCATCAACGAGGCCGAATTCGACCCCCAGAGGCACAAGCGCTGGGAGGGGGGCGGGCCGAAGGAGGAAGGGCAGAAGGAAGTGGATCAGAAGAACCAGGGAAAGGCGCCTGAGGCCGGCCAACGGAAGCAGGGAGCCTGAGGCGATGGTCCTCCTCCTCGGCCCCACCGATGCCTCCTGGCAGGAGCTGGCACGGTTCCGGGCCAGGACCAAATGGCCCCAGGAGGCGTCGCGGATCCTCCCCCCGGACGCTCTCGGCGCCCCCGCCGACCTGCCAGTCGAAGATGTGGCCGGAGTGGTGCTGGACGGCACGCGCCAGGATCTGGCCGAGTTCTACGCCCAGCAGGGGGTGCCGGTGGAGGTGGTGGAGGCGGTGGTTGCCCCGGAGGCGCCGGCAGGGAAGCCGGAACCCCCCAAGCGGCGGGTGATCCGCCTGGGCTGTCTGGATATCGCCCCTGGGGCCGTCACGACGGTCGAGGTGAGCATGGAAGAGGCGGCGGCCTACGAGGGGGCCAAAACCCGATCCCTGACGATGGCCGGCGGCCATGGCCCCCTGAATCCGGGTGGCTTCGAGGTGTCCCTGGAGGGGGACCAGATCAAGATCAAGGCGCCGGCCTCCTCGAAGAAGGGCCTGGAGGGATCGGACCCTGAGAACGACGCCAATCTGATCCTGGAGTGGCACTGAAACGCCGGCTCGACTGGAGCCCTTCGACGCCGTTAGGCTTGCCAACTGTACCCCATTCCCCGGGAGTGAATCGCCCGGGAAGACATCCTGAGAAAGGGAGGTCGTCGTGGCTCTCATCGTTGAAGACGGCACCGGCAGGGAGGATGCCGAATCCTACCTATCGGTCGCCGCGGCGGACACCTATTTCACCGGTCGGGGAGCGCCGGCTGCCTGGACGGCTCTGGAGACCGCGGAGAAGGAGGCGGCCGTGCGCTACGCCTCCCAGGCCCTGGATGGGATGTTCGAGTGGCGGGGGGTGATGCAGACCACCTCCCAGGCCCTTTCCTGGCCCCGGAGCGGGGCCTACGACTTCGAGGGCGGGCGCAGCTACCCCACCGGGGCGGTGCCC